ATTCAAAATATTATAAAATATATAATAACATTACTCTTCTTAAAAAAATGGAAGAGAATAAATATAAAATTTTAAAAAAAGAAAAATGGTTATATTATTCTGGAAAAGCAGAACCAGAAGTATATAAAAATAATCCATTTGATCATAAGGTTTTAAAACCGGACCTAGATAAGTATATGGATGCAGATCCTGACTTAATCAAAGTAGTATCAAAAATTGAATACTACCAAATGATGATTAACTATTTGGATGGGATTTTAAAGACAATATTAAATAGAACCTACCAGATCAAAAATGCCATTGAATATATGAGATTTACTGCGGGATATGACTAATATAATTATTCAAAAAAAGAACGAAATATATTTAAAAGTAGAGGCAGAACCACATATACATCAGGAATTATTTGATTATTTTACTTTTGAAGTTCCTGGTGCAAAGTTTATGCCTCAATATAGAAGCAAATATTGGGATGGAAAAATAAGACTTTATAGTAATCATACTGGTGAAATATATGTTGGTCTTTTAGACAAATTAGTTGCTTGGGCAAAACGATATGAATACACAGTAGAATTTAAAGATAATAAATTTTATGGTTCTCCATTTGAAGAGAACGAAATGATTTCTTTTAATGGTGTTTCCGATTATATGAATAAAATATCAAAACACCAACCAAGAGATTATCAAATTGATGCTGTTTATGATGCTTTGCGGTATAATAGAAAACTTTTAATTTCCCCAACAGCATCTGGAAAATCTTTGATGATATATACAATCGTAAGATATTTTGTGGATAATAATAAAAATATTTTATTGATTGTTCCAACTACATCATTGGTTGAGCAAATGGTAAAGGACTTTTTAGATTATGGATGGGATTCGGAAAAGTATTGTCATAAAATTTATTCTGGAAAAGAAAAAAATACAGACAAACCAGTAGTAGTAACCACTTGGCAATCTATTTACAATCTTCAAAGGTCTTTTTATGAAAACTTTGATGTGGTGATTGGGGATGAAGCACATCAATTCAAATCAAAGTCTCTCGTGGGCATTATGACCAAGATGGACAATACAAAGTATAGATTTGGATTCACTGGAACTTTAGACGGGTCACAGACTCATAAATGGGTACTTGAGGGACTCTTTGGTCCATCATACAAAGTCACACAAACAAAAGAACTTATTGAAAAAGGTCATCTTTCAAAACTACAAATTAAAATTTTATTATTAAAACATAATTCTCATCAATTTAATGAATATGAAGAGGAAGTTCAATATATTATTGGACACGAAAAACGAAATAATTTTATTAAAAATCTTGTATTAGATTTAAAAGGTAACAGTCTTGTCCTTTTTAATCGTGTTGAATCTCACGGACAGATTCTATACGAACTTATAAATAATTCTGCTTCAAAAAATAGAAAAGTATTTTTTGTTCACGGTGGAGTTAATACTGAAACAAGAGAAAAAATAAGAGAAATAACTGAGAAAGAAAACAATGCAATCATTGTTGCTTCTTACGGCACTTTTTCTACTGGTATTAACATTAGAAATTTACATAATGTTATTTTTGCTTCCCCTAGTAAATCAAGAATCAGAAACCTCCAATCAATCGGAAGAGTCTTGAGGAAGGGAGAAAATAAAAATAAAGCAGTTCTTTATGATATTGCTGATGATGCTACATACAAGTCAAGAAAAAATTATACTCTCAATCATTTAATAGAAAGAATTAAAATATACAATGAAGAAAAATTTAACTATGAAATTTTACAAATTAACTTTAAAAAATAAATGGAAGAAGACTTTTACGGAATTATAAAATTAATCTCTGGTGAAGAAGTGTTTGCTAAGATTTGTCCTTTTGATGATGGTGATGATGATACACTTTTAATGTTAGATTCTCCAGTTACTATGGAAACAATTGTAGTTCGTCAATTGGGAATGACTACAATTAAAGTGAGTCCTTGGATCAAAATGAGTGATGAAGATTTATTTATTATAAAGATGGATAAAATTATAACTGTTACAGAAGTTTCTGATAAAGATTTAATTAAAATGCATATAAAATATGTAAAAGATAAAAATAGAAAATCAAATAAGACAAAGTTATCAGAAAAAATGGGATATCTATCAAGCATTGCTGATGCAAGAATATCCTTAGAGAAATTATATAAATCTAATAACTAAAAGATATAATTTATCTTCAAACCTAACAGAGTGATTTTACTCATATTTTAAATGTTTGTCAAGTTCCCATTGATGTGGTAAAATTATAGTTATTATTAGTAGTTCTACTTTCTCCTTTACAAATGAATAAAATTAAAAAGAATCCACATTACGTAAACAATAAAGATTTTTATGATGCTTTATTAGTTTATAAAAATAAAGTTAAAGCAGCAAAAGAACAAGATTTGCCAATCCCACCAATAACAAATTATCTCGGTGACTGCTTTTTAAAGATTGCAACACATTTATCATATCGTCCTAATTTTGTAAATTATATTTTTCGTGAAGATATGATTAGTGATGGTGTTGAAAATTGTGTTCAATATATTAATAATTTTGATTTAAATAGGTCAAATCCATTTGCTTATTTTACTCAAATTGTCTATTATGCTTTTTTGCGTCGTATTCAGAAAGAGAAAAAGCAAATGGAAATAAAAGAAAAGATTATTGAAAGAAGTGGATACGAGCAGTTGTTTTATGTGGATGATGACTCACCAAATTCTTCTGACTATAATACAATTAAAGAAAATATTCAAATGAAATCATATCAATGAAAATTGGAATTATAACTGATACTCATTATAATTTTCGTAAAGCTAATAAGGCATTTCACGAATACTTTGAAAGATTTTATAATGATATATTTTTTCCAAACTTAAAGAAAAATAAAATTAAAACGGTTGTTCATCTTGGAGATGCTTTTGATAATCGTAAAGGAGTAGATTATTGGGCATTGCAATGGGCAAAACGGAACGTATACGATAAGTTTGAACAACTTGGAATCACTGTATACAGTATTGTTGGAAATCACGATGCATATTATAAAAATACTAATGAAGTAAATTCAATTGATGTTTTATTAAACGAGTACTCAAACATTGTAAAAATATCAAGTCCAACTGAAATTTTTATTGACGATACTGAGTGTGTTTTTTTACCCTGGATTTGCACTGACAATGAGAAGGACACATTCTCACTATTAGAAGAATCAACTGCAAAAATTGTATTTGGTCACCTTGAACTGTCTGGATTTTCTGTTTATCCTGGACACGTTCAGGAAAACGGACTGAATAAAAATGTATTCAAAAAGTTTGATAGAGTTTTTTCTGGGCACTATCATACTTCTAGTAATGATGGCAAGATTTTTTATCTTGGGAATCCATATCAAATGTTTTGGTGTGATGTGAACGATAAAAGGGGATTTCATATTTTTGATACTGATGATTATGCATTAGAAAAAATTGAAAATCCTTACACTATGTTTGAAAAAGTTTATTATGATGACGATAGTGAGGATATTGATTTTTCCTCACTATCAAACAAGATGATTAAACTTTTTGTACAGAAAAAAGAAAATCATTTAAAGTTTGATAAGTTTGTAAGTCAAATTGTAAATGCAAATCCATTAGAATTTAAAATTGTTGAGAATTTTGATGTTTATGATGATGATGTGAATTCTGATGAATTTTGTATGGAAGATACACTTAGTATTCTGGATAAATACGTTGAAGAGTCTGAATTTAATTTAAATAAAACAATCATCAAAAATCTTTTAAGAGATGTTTACAAAGAAGCATTAGAGATAGAGTAATGTACGTACTATCAATTAAAGAACAAGAAGATGAAGGTGCATATGCAGTAATGAATGAAGATGGTGATAAAACTTTGTATATATTTGAAGAAGAAGACGATGCAGAAAGATATGCTGGTCTCTTAGAAGCAGAAGACTATCCAGAGATGTCTGTGGTTGAAGTAGAAGACGAAGTAGCAATAAAAACCTGTGAAGTATATGGATATAGTTATGCTATAATTACCCCTAATGACTTTGTAATACCCCCACGAGATTATGATTCTGTTCAAGAAAATTTCATATCGTAATTTTTTATCATCTGGAAATCAACCTACACAAATTAATCTTTCAGAAAATCAAACAACATTAATTGTGGGGTCTAATGGTTCTGGAAAAAGTACCTTATTAGATGCTTTGTGTTTTGTGTTGTTTAATAAAGCATTCCGAAAAATTACAAAACCTCAACTTATAAATTCAACTAATTCTAAAGATTGTTTGGTTGAAATAGAGTTTAGTATTGGCACTAAAGAATATAAAGTAGTAAGAGGAATTAAACCAAATATTTTTGAGATTTGGGTAGATGGAGTTTTGCAAAACCAATCCTCGGCTACGGTGGACCAGCAAAAACAACTAGAAGAGAGTATTCTTAAATTGAATTATAAGTCATTTACTCAAATTGTTATTTTGGGAAGTGCATCTTTTGTTCCCTTTATGCAACTTTCTGCTTCAACAAGAAGAGAAATTGTTGAAGATTTGTTGGACATAAAAATATTTTCCTCTATGAATTCTGTAATTAAAGATAAAATTCGTAAAATCAATGAAGAAATAAAGGACTCATCTTTTATTGAAAAGACAACAGAAGAAAAAATTGAGATGCAAAAGAGTTTTATTGAGGAACTTGAGAATCGTGGTAATGCCAACATAAATGCCAATAAGGAAAAGATTGCCAAGTTAAATACTGAAATTGACAATTATGAGGCAGATAATGATGCCATAGGATATGGTCTTAAGGGTCATCAAAAAGATCAAGAAGAACTCATTGGTGCTGATGATAAGTTAGTAAAACTAAACAATCTCAAAGGTAAAATCTCTCAGAAAGTATCTGTGATTACTAAAGAGCATAAGTTTTTTACTGAAAATACGGTCTGCCCTACTTGCACTCAAACAATTGAAGAAGAGTTTCGGTTAAATAGAATTACAGACGCTCAAAATAAAGCAAAGGAACTCCAGAAAGGGTTTCAAGAACTTGAGGAGACTATAAAGTTAGAACAAGAGCGAGAGCGTCAATTTGTTGTTCTTTCTAAGGAGATCACTAAACTTACATATGAAATTTCTCAAAACAATACTCGGATCAGTTTCAATCAAAGACAAATCCGAGAACTTGAATATGAAATTCAAACTATTACCGACAAAAGTAAAAACAGAACTTCTGAGAGAGATGAATTAAAAAAGTTAGAAAAACAACTTATTGAAATAACGAAGAATAAAGTTAAACATAAAGAAAATATTTCTTATTATGATTTTTTGCATTTATTGATGAAAGATGGTGGAATTAAGGCAAAAATTATACAAAAATATTTGCCTTCTATGAATCAACTTATCAACAAATATTTGCAATTGATGGACTTTTATATCAATTTTACTTTTGATGAAGAATTTAAAGAAATAATCAAATCCCCAATTTATGAGGACTTTAGTTATGATTCCTTCAGTGAAGGAGAAAAGATGAGAATTAATCTTGCAATTTTATTTACTTGGAGAGAAATTGCAAGACTTAAAAATTCTGTAAATACTAATCTTCTTATTCTAGATGAAGTATTTGATAGTTCTTTAGATTTTGCTGGAACTGATTATTTTACAAAAATTATTAAGTTTATGATTAGCAATACTAATGTATTTGTCATATCACATAAGACAGATGAATTAATTGATAAATTTGACAAAGTGATTAAATTTGAAAAAGTTAAAGGATTCAGCAAAATGGTTGACTGATTCCAAGTTAACTGATATGATTGATGAAGGTTATTATGACTTTCCCTAATTATGTTTGGACCAGAAGATTAACGCAACCGTGCAAATAAATTCACACCCATTATGAATGATCATAATGGACTAAATGATATTACAAAAAAACCTACTTTTATGACCGAAAACACAAATACTAATGGTTTCTGGAAATACAATGAAGATAAAATCCTGAAACAACTTGAAGAATATATTGCTGGCACTTATAATCAGCATTATCTTGATAAGAGTTCTGGTGGAACAGAACAGACACAGGATAAAATCAAACACAATCGTCGTGAAGGTTTCTTTGCTGGCAACATTACTAAGTATGCTGATCGTTATGATACCAAAGGAACTCCTCGTGCTGACTTGTTCAAAGTATTGCACTATACTATTCTTTTGATCAATCATCTCAATCTCGTTGAAAATAAGTGAAACTGAAACCAAAAATTATGAAACTTTCTGAAACTACTCTCACTATTCTAAAAAACTTTTCTTCAATTAATCAGTCTATTTTGGTTAAGGAAGGTTCCAAACTTCGCACAATTTCTGTGATGAAAAATATTCTTGCGGAAGCAGAAATTAACGAAGAGTTTCCAAAGGACTTTGCAATTTATGACCTCAATCAATTTCTAAATGGTCTTGGGTTGCATCAAGATCCAGATCTTGATTTTGAAAATGATTCCCACGTAATTATTCGTGAAGGAAAACGTAGGGTAAAATATTTCTTTGCTGATCCTGAAGTGATTGTGTCACCACCAGAAAAGGAAATTTCTCTTCCATCGCAGGATGTTTGTTTTCAATTAGAACATTCTCAAATGGAAAAATTGATTAAAGCATCTGCAGTTTATCAACTTCCAGATCTTTCTGTTATTGGTGAGAATGGTGTAATTAAACTGGTGGTTCGTGACAAAAAGAATGATACTTCCAATGAATATTCAATTATTGTAGGTGAAACTAATAAAACATTCACGTTCAATTTTAAGGTGGAAAACATTAAGATTATTCCTGGTGCCTATGACGTTATAGTGTCTTCTAAACTTTTGTCACAATTTAAGAATAACAAGTACAATCTTTGCTACTATATTGCTCTTGAACCCGATTCTTCTTTTGAATGAACATCTTTGCAACTTGCCCTTGGCCTGCTGAAAGTGCTATTTGTCTTCCCGATAAACATATCGTCAAGATGCCTCTGGAATGCTGCCAAATGCTTTCTATTGTGGCATCTAAAAAATGGGGTCATAATTATGGAACACTTCCTAAAGCAGATGGAACTCCTTATGCAACTGAAAAAGGTGCTTTTCGTAATCACCCCTGCACTAAATGGGCATCAGAAACTATTGATAATGCCTATTGGTTGATTAAGCACGGAATGAATTTATGTGATGAATATCATTTAAGATATGGAAAACAACATTCGTGCTATAATACTTTACTTCAAGCATATTATATTTTTCCAAAAGGAAAAATAGATAATATAACTCCATTTGCTCGTGCTATGCCTGATGAGTATAAACTTGATACAAGCATTGACACTTTTACTGCTTACAAGATGTATATCGCATCCAAACCTTGGGTTGCATCTAATTATCTTCGTATGCCTCAACGAAAACCTGAATGGATCTAAATTATGACAAGTGAATTTCTTTTTGTGGAGAAGTACCGTCCTAAAGTAATTGAGGACTGTATTCTTCCTGATGATACTAAAAAAACATTTAAGGAGTTTGTGGAGAAGGGTGAGATTCCCAATCTCCTTCTCGCAGGACCTCCTGGTATTGGTAAAACTACAATCGCAAAAGCATTGTGCAATGAATTGGGAGCAGATTATTATGTCATCAACGGATCCGACGAAGGACGTTTCTTGGATACTGTACGAAACCAAGCAAAGAACTTCGCTTCGACCGTCTCACTTACGGGATCTTCTAAACACAAAGTCATCATCATCGATGAAGCTGATAACACAGGAAACGACGTACAACTCCTACTACGGGCGAATATTGAGGCATTTTATAATAACTGCAGATTTATCTTCACCTGCAATTATAAAAACAAAATCATTGAACCTCTCCATTCCCGATGTGCAGTCATTGATTTCGCAATCAAAGGAAAACAGAAAGCACAACTCGCAGGAAGTTTCTTCAAGAGAGTTCTCCAAATCTTGGATCAGGAAAAAATTGAGTACGATCAAAAAGTCGTTGCTGAACTTGTATCCAAGCACTTTCCTGACTTCAGGAGAGTCCTTAATGAATGCCAAAGGTATTCTACTGGAGGAAAAATAGACTCTGGCATTCTTGTATCTTTTTCGGACGTTACTGTAAATGAACTTGTTAAACATCTTAAAGAAAAAAATTTCTCAGAAGTCCGAAAGTGGGTGGTCTCCAACTTGGACAATGATTCTTCTGTCATTCTTCGCAGGGTTTATGACACCCTTTATAGTGTTCTACTCCCCCAGTTTATCCCCGCTGCCGTTCTTGTTATTGCTAAGTATCAATACCAATGTGCGTTCGTGGCTGATCAAGAAATTAACCTCCTAGCAGCATTAACTGAAATTATGTGTGAGTGTGAATTTAAATGAGTTTTTATAAAATTAATAAGACATCTTTTCATGAGATTCCAGCAAAAACAACACCACAGAATGTTCAAGAAGCAAATGAAGGTTTGTTTCGGGCAAAGATGACTCTTCCTGCTGCTGCAAAACATTGTGGTATGACACAGAAAGAAATGAAACTTACTTTTTTTGAGTACTTAAAGTACAATAGACCTGATTATGAAAGTTGAACTTAAAGATTGGTTGAATTCAATAAATCAAACAAAAAATAATTTAATTGATGAAAATATAGAACTAGAAAAAGAATATCCTCCTTACATTATTAATCGGTGTTTTTCTGGGCACATTGATGCAATAATGTTTGCAAATGAAATGAACAGATTTCATTTTCTTCCCAAAAAAATGCAATATGATTTTTATATAAATATTTTGAGGAAAAAGAAAAGATTTTCTCCTTGGATTCGTAAAGATGCAATTAAAGATATTGATTGCGTTAAACATTATTATGGATACAGCGATGAAAAGGCAAAACAAGCTTTGAAAATTTTAACAAAAGAGCAAATCAATTTTATAAAATCAAAATTTGAAACTGGAGGAATGAAATGACTACTATTGTTGAACCTATTGTGAATTGGACACCAGAACACATGATTGAAGTGGTTCTTAATGAACCAGATGACTTCCTCAAAGTTCGTGAGACACTGACCAGAATTGGAGTGGCATCACGAAAAGAGAAGAAAATCTATCAGTCCTGTCATATCCTTCATAAGCAAGGTCGTTATTATATTGTTCACTTTAAAGAACTTTTTGCACTTGATGGCAAGTATGCAAATTTAACTTTAAATGATATTCAGAGGAGAAATAGAATTATTCAACTATTATCAGATTGGGGGTTGATTACAGTCGTTAAAGTTGAAAAGATTGTAGATATTGCTCCTCTAAATCAAATTAAAGTTATTTCTTATAAGGACAAGGGAGACTGGATTTTAGAAACCAAATACAATATTGGTGCTAAGAAGAAAAAGGTTGAGGAAACCGAATAAAAAGAGGACGGGTTTCCAACCCGTCTTTTTTTGTGATCTTTTATAATTATATACGGATGCCGTAAGGATCCACAAAACGTAAACCTCGCTTTTAAAGGAGATACCATAATGACTAACCTTGCAACATCACGGTTTACTGCGTCCGATCTTCCCGCTTTGATGGAAAGAATCACTCGCAATAGTATTGGAATGGACGAATATTTTGATCGTCTATTTAATCTTCACGAAACTACAAATAACTATCCACCTTATAATCTAGTTCAGGTAAATAATGTGGAGTCTCTTTTAGAGATTGCACTTGCCGGATTCAAGAAGGAAGAGGTGAATGTTTTCACAGAGTATGGAAAACTTTTTGTCGAAGGGCAAAAATCAGATACAGAATCGGATAGAAAGTTTGTCCACAAGGGTCTGGCTCAACGAAGTTTTAAAAGGATATGGACTCTCTCCGACGACACCGAAGTCCGAGAAGTCATCTTTGAAGATGGATTACTTACCATTCGATTAGGAAAGATTGTTCCAGAACATCATAGTCGCAAAGATTACCTCTAAATACTTAAGGCTGCCCTACAAATATTGTTGCCGCAGGGAGGTAACTGGCAAAAACCAGTTTGACACCTCCCTTTTTTTGTAGTAAAATCTTAAAAAAGGTATGATAAAATGACTGTAAAACTTGCGATATTGAAATCTGGAGAAGATGTGATTGCAGACATTAAAGAATTGGTTTCAGACGAAGAAAAAGTAATTTCTTATGTCTTTTCAAATCCATTTGTAGTTAAACTAATTGAACCAGAAATTTTAACAAATGATGATCAATCAACAGTAAACAGACAATATGGTTTGTCTGTTTATCCGTGGATTCCACTTACTGAACAAAAAGACATTGTAGTAAATCCAGATTGGATTGTCACTGTTGTGGAACCTGCTACAACTTTAAAAAAATCTTATGAGGAAAAAAATTATGGAAGAGGCAACAAAGAGTCAAGTGATTCAAGTTCTGATACTACAGAATCAGTTGAATTTAATAACTGAAATTGAAGAAGTTCTTGTTGAATTTGGTGAACCAAATTGCAAATTGACAAAACCATATTTGATTTCTGATGATGGAAGTCTTTCTCCTTGGTTGAAGTCATTTACAAATGACACAGAAATTATGATGAGTTCTGATAAGATTTTAACTCTTATTGAACCAAACGGAAAATTACTTGATGAATATACTGAACTTACAAAATGAGATTTTATACCAACGTCTATGAAAAATTTAATAAAATGTTGGTCCGTGGTTATGAAGACGGTAGGTATTTTCAGTCAGAGGAAGAATTTCAACCAACTCTTTATGTAACTTCTAAAAAACAAAGTAAGTATAAAACTCTTGATGGGTTGAATGTTGAACCAATTCAACCTGGAAAGATTTCTGATTGTAAGGATTTTTTAAAGAAATATGAAAATGTAGAAGGATTTACTGTTTATGGTAATGATAATTACAAAGCACAATATATTTCTGAAACTTATCCAGAAGATGAAATTAAGTTTGATATTAAAAAGATTCGTCTTGTGACAATCGATATTGAGGTTGCATCCGAGAATGGATTTCCAAATGTATTTGATTGTGCAGAAGAACTTTTGGCAATTACATTACAAAACTACGCAACAAAGCATATCATTTGCTTTGCTTCTCGTCCTTATATTAATACTCGTAAGGATGTTATGTATGTTGAATGTAGGGATGAAATTGATTTGATTCAACACTTTCTCGCATTTTGGGAAAAGGAAACTCCTGATGTAATTACAGGTTGGAACTGTGAGTTGTATGATATTCCTTATATTGCTGGAAGAATTGATAGAATTCTCGGTGAAAAGGAAGCACGTCGTCTTTCTCCTTGGGGAAATATTCGTAGAAGAGAACTTGTAATTAAGGGTAGGGAACAAATCTCTTATGAAGTTGCTGGGGTTTCAATTATTGACTATCTTGACCTTTATAAGAAGTTTACTTATAAGGCACAGGAATCTTATCGTCTAGACCATATTGCAAATGTTGAACTGGGACAAAAAAAACTAGACCACTCTGAGTTTGAGACCTTTAAAGATTTTTATACAAAAGATTGGCAAAAGTTTATTGATTATAATATCCGAGACGTTGAACTTGTAGATCAATTAGAAGATAAAATGAAGTTAATTGAACTTTGTTTTACGATGGCATATGATGCTAAGGTCAATTTCAATGATGTGTTCTTTCAGGTAAGAACTTGGGATGCAATCATTTATAACTACTTGAAAAAAAGGAATATTGTTATTCCACCTAAGGACCGTTCGGAAAAGAGTGATAAATTTGCTGGAGCATATGTTAAGGAACCGATTCCTGGAAAGTATGATTGGGTTGTTTCTTTTGACCTCAATTCTCTTTATCCTCACCTCATTATGCAATACAACATCTCACCAGAGACACTCTTGGAAGAAAGACATCCCAGCGCAACTGTTGAAAGGATATTAAATCGTCAAGTCAAATTTGATAATTATAATGAATATGCGATATGCCCGAATGGTGCAATGTATCGTAAAGATGTTCGTGGGTTTCTTCCAGAACTAATGGAGAAAATGTATAACGACCGTGTAATCTTTAAGAAAAAGATGTTGGTTGCAAAGCAGCAATACCAAAAGACTAAGACAAAAGAATTGGAAAAAGAGATTTCTAGATGCAACAACATCCAAATGGCAAAAAAGATTTCTCTTAACAGTGCTTATGGTGCTATTGGTAATCAGTATTTTAGGTATTATAAACTAGCAAATGCCGAAGCAATCACAATGTCTGGGCAAGTTTCCATTCGTTGGATTGAAGGTAAAATGAATTCTTACTTAAATAAAATTCTTAAAACTAATGATATTGATTATGTTATTGCTTCAGATACTGATTCTATCTATCTTAATCTTGGTCCTTTTGTCCAAACTGTATACAAAGGAAGAGAAAAAACTACTGAGGAAATTGTTGGCTTCCTTGATAAGGTCTGTAAGATGGAATTTGAAAAATATATTGAAAGTTCTTACCAAGAATTGGCGGACTATGTGAATGCTTATGACCAGAAGATGCAAATGAAACGGGAGAATATTGCTGACCGTGGAATCTGGACTGCCAAAAAGCGTTATATTCTTAATGTTTGGGATAGTGAAGGTGTTCGTTATGAAGAACCTAAATTAAAAATTATGGGATTGGAAGCAGTTAAATCTTCTACTCCTGCTCCTTGTCGTCAAAAGATTAAGGATGCTCTCAAAATTGTGATGACTAAAACGGAAGACGAAATGATTTTCTTTATAGATAATTTTCGTAAAGCATTTAATCAACTTCCCCCAGAAGAAATTTCATTTCCACGTTCAATTAATGACGTAGATAAACATAAATCTTCATCAACTCTTTATAGTAAAGGAACTCCAATTCACGCGAGAGGAGCACTTCTTTATAATCATCTAATTAAAGAAAAGAAGTTGGATAAGAAGTATGCGAAAATTCAAAATGGTGAAAAGATTAAATTTTGTTATTTGAAACTTCCAAATCCAATTCACGAAAACGTAATTTCTTATATTCAAGAATTTCCAAAGGAATTTGGACTAGACAAATACATTGATTATGACCTACAATTCAGTAAAGCATTTTTGGAACCAATGAAAGTCATTCTTGACGCAATTAATTGGAGAGTTGAAAAAACTGTAAACCTTGAATCATTTTTCTCTTGATGAATTTACCGATTAACGAAAAAGAATTAGATATAATTATCAATTCATTGAAAGGAAAATTTCCCAGTTTATATGCAAAACTTTGGTCACATAAAATAAATTATTCAAAAAAGGAGACTAAAAATGGATTTTCTTAAAGATATTGTAAAAGAAATTGGAGGTGAATATACGCAACTTGCATCTGATATTGATGAGACTGAAACTTATGTTGAAACAGGTTCATACATTTTTAATGCACTGGTTTCAGGTAGCATATTTGGTGGTGTATCTGGGAATAAGATTACTGCTATTGCTGGAGAATCTTCTACTGGAAAGACTTTCTTCTCTCTCGCTGTGGTTAAGAATTTTCTTGATAATCACCCCGATGGTTATTGTCTCTACTTTGATACTGAAGCTGCTGTAAGTAAATCCTTACTTCAAGGTCGTGGTCTTGACATTAACCGAATTGTAGTCGTTAATGTAGTCACAATTGAAGAGTTTAGAAGCAAAGCATTAAAGGCAGTTGATTTGTATCTGAAAAAGAAGGAAGGAGAACGCAAACCTTGTATGTTTGTTTTGGATTCTCTGGGAATGCTTTCTACTGAAAAAGAGATTGAAGATGCATTGAATGATAAACAAGTTAGAGATATGACTAAATCCCAACTTGTAAAAGGTGCATTCCGAATGCTTACTCTTAAACTTGGACAGGCAAAAATTCCTATGATTGTGACCAATCACACTTATGATGTTGTGGGTTCTTATGTTCCTATGAAAGAAATGAGTGGTGGTTCTGGTCTTAAATATGCAGCATCTTCTATTATCTATCTTTCTAAGAAAAAAGAAAAGGATGGAACAGAAGTTGTTGGTAATATCATCAAATGTAAGACACAAAAGTCTCGTTTGAGTAAAGAAAATAAAGAAGTGGAGGTGCGTTTGTATTATGATGAACGTGGTCTTGATAAGTATTATGGTCTTCTTGATCTTGCTGAAAAGTATGAAATCTTTAAGAAGGTGGGAACTCGTTATGATATTGGAGATGGTACAACTCAATTTGGAAAAACTATTAATGAAAATCCAGAGAAGTACTTCACGCCAGAAATAATGCAGGCATTAGATGAAGCAGCAAAAAAAGAATTTTCTTATGGGTGATGAGAAACATTCGGGTCATAAAAACTGGAATTGATGTATCTAAAATTTTAGAACAAATAAAACAATATCCAGAAGATTGGGGTTCACAAAAAAATATTAAAGATAAAAAAATAAAACAACTTGACCCAACAAAATATACTGTTACAGTAGACGTTCTTCAATTAATAATGGGAGGAATAAAAAAGGAAGGTCAGTATGTTGGTGATACTGAAATTTGCATTCAAACACCAGCATACGAAAAACACACAGAAATTCTTAAATTCTTAAAGACATATTTTAAGAAAATACGTCGTTGTGCTTTTCTTTCTTTGCCTATTGGTGAAATAGTAGGTTCTCATATTGATGAAGGAACTTATTATCTTACGAAAGATAGATATCACCTTTCCATTCAGGGAAAATACAGGTATAGTGTAGGTGATGAAACTATGATTGTTGAACCTGGAACTTTCTTTTGGTTCAATAATAAACTTCCCCATAGTGCTGAAAATATTGGTGATGAAGTTAGAATTACTTTTGTATTTGATGTGCCTCATCATAAAAAAAATCCATAGTTAGAGGAGAAATGGAAAAAGTTGAAACTACGATTCTTAGAAATCTCTTATTTAATAATGATTATTGTAGAAAGGTATTACCTTTTATAAAAAATGAATACTTTGAGAATCTTCACGAGAAAGTAGTTTTTGAGGAGATTTGTAAATTTATTGTTGCTTACGAACAACTAGCAACAAAAGAAGTTCTTTTGATTGAAACAGAAAAAAGAACTGATATTACAGAAGATACTTACAAAATTATTTGTGATTATATTTCTAAACTTGATGATGCTCCAGCAGATAAACAATGGTTGGTAGATACTACTGAAAAGTGGTGTAAAGACCGAGCAATTTATCTTGCTCTTATGGAAAGTATTAAAATTGCTGACGGGCAAGATGAAAAGAAATCTAGAGATTCCATTCCAACAATTTTACAAGAAGCACTTGCTATTGGATTTGATAGCCACATTGGACACGATTACCTAAAAGATTACCAAGAACGATATGACTCTTATCACAGGAAAGAAGACAAAATTCCATTTGATTTGGAATATTTTAACAAAATTACCAAAGGGGGCATCCCTAACAAAACTCTTAATATCGCACTTGCTGGTACAGGTGTCGGGAAATCTCTATTCATGTGCCATGTGGCTAGCTCCGTGTTGCTCCAAGGACGGAACGTATTGTACATTACGCTTGAAATGGCAGAGGAGAAAATTGCTGAACGAATTGACGCAAATCTCTTAAATGTTAATATCAAAGATATTGAAACATTGCCAAAAGTAATGTTTGATACGAAAGTAAATAATATTGCGAAGAAAACACAAGGAACTCTGATTATCAAAGAGTATCCAACTGCTTCGGCACACGCAGGTCATTTTAGAGCACTTCTTAATGAACTCTCTCTTAAGAAATCATTTAAGCCTGATATTATTTTCATTGACTACCTTAATATTTGTGGGTCCTCAAGATATAAGAGTAATTTTTCAGTCAATTCTTACTCTTATGTTAAAGCAATTGCGGAAGAACTTCGTGGTCTTGCAGTTGAGGCAAATGTTCCAATTGTTTCCGCTACCCAAACTACTCGTAGTGGATTTTCTAGCTCCGATCCTGATCTTACTGATACTAGTGAATCCTTTGGTCTTCCTGCTACTGCTGACCTTATGTTTGCCCTTATTAGCACAGAAGAGTTGGAACAACTTGGGCAGATTATGGTAAAACAATTGAAGAATAGATATAATGACCCAACAATGAATAAAAGATTTGTAGTTGGAATTGATAGAGCAAAAATGCGTCTTTATGATGTGGAACAAAGTGCTCAAAAGGATATACTTGACTCTGGACAAGAGGAAGAGTATAATTATGAAGAAAAGAAACCTAAAAAGTCGTTTGAAGGATTTAAATTTTAATGGAAACTGCTAAACACGTAGATTTTGATAAGTATGCTGAGTTTGTGGATGCTGTAACTTCTGATGCATCTAAAGACTTTCTTTCTTTGTCTGATAGGCTTGTTGCACTGGATGAAAAGGGTGCAAATATTGAACGACTCCTGACTGCTGGTGTTGGTATTAATGCCGAGGGTGGGGAGTTTCTTGAAATCATTAAAAAAATGATTTTCCAAGGAAAACCTTTCAATGAAGATAACCGAGAACATCTGATTATTGAACTTGGAGACATTATGTGGTATGTTGCTCAAGCTTGTATGTCACTTGGTGTCAGTATTGATGACGTAGTTGCTCGTAACGTTCAAAAACTTCTCAAGCGTTATCCTGAAGGTGCTTTTGATGTTTATTTCTCTGAAAACCGTGCTGCTGACGACCGATGACTAAAGAAAAACAAGTAACAGTTAAAATGAATGTTCGTGCTGCTGCTGCAGTTCGTCAAATTTTATATGAAGCACAAAAAGGATACACGACAGACATAAACAATGTCCCTCCACGTATTTTTGAAATTCGTGAAGTTATTGCAGATTTTGACGATGCAATCACCCAAGTAGTAGAAACCTGAACTATATTATAAATCCCTAATTTCTAAATAAAAGAAACTAGGGATTTTTTAATGGCAATTATTAATAGTAGTGGATACAAATTACTAAATGCCACAACAGTAATTAATATTTTAAAATCTAGTGCGGTTCAAAATCAAAATTATCCTCATGTAAGGTCTAGATTTTATGATTTAAAGAGAACAAGTGATAGTAAAATTTTATTAACTGTGAAGTCTCAGTATTCTTCTAATTTGGAAAGAATATATGATGATATAACTAAATTATTTTCTACTGACGTTTTATTAAATGGAAAAAGTATTTTTGTTACTGGAAGACAATCCAATGTTTTGGGTGTAGATTTTATATTAACTTTACAAAAAGCAACCTCTAAATTTGAAATATTTTTTAAAAGTCAAAAATCAATAAAACCAAAAGTTCCAGAATTATTAAGGCCAGGTATTTTGAATGAAGAATATTTTGTTTCAAAAATTAATGATCAGGTAAAAAAAATTAATGAGGCAAAAAATACGATTGCTTTGCCAAATTTATTTGACCCGAATTTGAATTTAGTTTTATATGAAAATAATCAGCAAAAATATACAATAAATGGAATAAAATCAATTGAGAGGGTTGGACAACTTTTAGGGAAAGAGGATGTTTCAATTAAAACTAAAAATAATAAAAAAATTAAAATTTCTTTAAAAAAGGAAAATTTTTCTTTTTGGGGAAGTGCGAGTCAATATTCTGCAGCAAATGATATTTTGGATTATCTGATAAAATCTAATTTGATTTCAGTGTCAAATTCTTCCGGAAGGGGGGTTTTGACTGATATTTCTACTGGAAAACCATTAATTGGCATTAGATTAAAAGCAACAATTGGAGAAATTAAAAAATATTGTTTTGGTGAAGGTATGAATAAAGTTGATTATATTTTAATACAATCATTTAATGTTGGAGATTTCAGGGATATTAGAAAAGTTGGAGGTGGTCAAGATTATAAGTTGGAACTAAATTCTTCAATAATATATAAAGAGACTTCAAATGACATAATAAGAATGAGAGATAATGTTTATTTGACAATTGTTCCTAGTTCTAGCAATTCTTCTGCCTTGATGCCAAATTATCCTGGATTTAGAATACAATTTGCCACTAAAGGAGCATCAAAGGGTTATTATGAACCATCACTTGCTAATATTTCGTTAGGAAGATTGTAATTATAAATATTTAAAAAACAAGTAATAATGAAGAGTTTTACTCAATTTGTAAGAGAAGCAGTAGAAACCCTTGCATCTACCGAAGCAAAAAATCGTGGTCTTGTTGGAAACGGACACGGTGATTGGTATGATAAGCAAGGAAATTTTGTTGCGAAAACAGTAAACGGAAAATTAAAGTTTTTTGGTCAAGGTGATACCACATCTCAAGACGGAATACCCGGAGAAGAAACAAAAAAACAAAGTAGTGCAACTCAAGCAGCACCACAACCATCTACAACAGAAAAACTACCAGCAGAACAAACTGCAAATGGAATTGTAGTAGTTTTAGGGAGATTTAACCCCCCATCCAAAAATCACGAACAATTATTAAAAGCAGGATTTAATAATGCAAAAAGAATGGGATATGAGTATAGAATATATCCAAGTAGAATCCAAGATGGTCAATCAAATCCATTAAGTCCAAAAACAAAAATTTCTCTTATGAGAATGATGTTTAAAAAATATTCTGAATATATTGTTGATAGTGAAGAAACTAGAACTGTTTTTGATTCTTTAGTCTCAATTTATAATGATGGATATACTGATGTTACTATTGTGGTTGGGCAAGACAGATTGGGAGAATTTCAAAGTTTAGTTCATAAGGGAGAGGGTCAAGACTATCAGTTTAATAATATTCAAGTTATATCTGCTGGAATTAAAGACCCTGATGGTGAAATTGAAGACCCTGGTTCTTCTGCAAAAATGAGAACATCTGCAGCAGTAGGAGATTATGCTGGATTTGTTCAGGGAATTCCTTCTGGAATAAGTCAGGCAGACAAAGAAAAAATATTTAATATGGTTTCAAAATCTATGAATGTAACTGAAGACACAGAAGTTTGGAGAATTGTTCCTGAACTTGATTATGATGGATTGAGGTGGAATTATAAGAACAATGGACTTTTTGAAGTTGGTACATTTGTGGAAAGTTTGAGTAGTGGTCTTATTGGAAAAATATTCCGCAGAGGTTCTAATTACTTGATTTGTGTAACTGAAGATGGAAAGATGTTTAAAAATTGGTTGAAAGATGTTCGTGAAGTTTATGAAGTTGGAACTTGTAATTACAGAAAGCACACACAGGAAATGACACCTAAAGAACCTGTGGTTTCTTTTACTGATGTTGAAGTTAAAGAAACTATGCCAAAGAAAACGATAAATATCAATAGGAAAAAATTATCTACAAAAAGATGAAAGATTGGGCAGAGATTATTTCTGAAGCAAAAGATAAAAATAAAGAAAAAGCAGAAAGGCAAAGAAGACTTAAAATTGCTAAGACTGCATTGAAGGGTTCTGCTCTTTTGGATAAAGGGAAAACTGGAAAAAAGGAAGATAAAAAAGATTCTAGATATTTGGATTATCTTGAGCGTCGTCAAGCAACAAGAGAACAAGAAATTGAAAAGCAAAGAGGACAGGAAGAAGAAAAGAAAAAGCAAAAATTAATGAGAATAAAAGAAAAAAATCTTGAAAAATCAAAAGAAAGAATCAAGTCAGCAATTGGTGGTGTAAAAACTGATACGATTGGTTCCAAAGAAGGTGGGGCAACTGCCACAATGAAAGCACTTGGCAATTTAGGTTCTCTTGCAGGTGGATTGGCAAAAGCAGCAATTCATACTCCTGGTTATTTAAAAGCAAAAGGAGAATATAAAAAAGCAAAGGAAACTAAAGTCACCTCAAATCAACCAGAAAAAGCAAGAGAAAGAAAAAAACCAGGAAGACCAAAAAGACCTCCAGTTTCATTATCAACTCAACAATCTTCATCAAGTCCAGAACAAAAAAGACCTGTTCCTGCAACTAAGAGACTTGTTCCTGCTACCAAGAGACTTCCATCATCTGGTGGTGTTCCTGAGGGGTCAAGAGGTCCAAAAGCAATGACTTTGGGGCAGAGGGCAAGACAAAATCCAAAAATCAAAGCAGGACTTATTGCCCAAAGAAATGAAGAATATTCAAATTGGAGAGAAGAATTCTTGTTTGAAGTTGATGAATTAAAGAATGAAAAAACTGCAAAGACAAAAAACAAAAAAGATAAGATTGATGTGATGAAGGGCACTAACTCAAAATTTATTGAGATTAATCCAAATATTTCTGAGGACCATAAGGAAATTGCCAGTGGTAAGAAAAAAGATGATGAAGGTTATATGGCAAATGTTGAATTGGACCAAATGGAAAGAGCAATCAAAGCACTTCGCAAAAAGATAAAAAAAGCAGATATGCAAATGCCTGCTTGGGTTCAATCAAAAATTACTAGAGCAGCAGATTATATTGATACTGCTTCCGAATATCTCCAAAGTGATGAAGGTCTTTCTGAATCTGTTGATAAAGATGCAATGAAGTGCAACAAACCAAAATCACAAGCACACGGGTCTGGTGAAACTGGAAAGTCACATATTGTAAAGGCTTGTGAAGGTGGAACAGAAAAAATTATTCGTTTTGGGCAACTTGGTGTAAAAGGTTCTCCAAAAAAAGAAGGTGAGTCTGAGGCATATGCAAGTCGTCGTCATAGATTCCAAACAAGACACGCAAAGAATATTTCTAAAGGAAAAATGTCTGCTGCTTATTGGGCAAATAAAGTTAAGTGGTGATTGATGACTAGTTTGAGATAAATAAAATTGAACCTAATAAGAGGGGATTATGGGAGTAGTAGTTGCATTGGTAAAACCACTCATTCTTCAAATTGCTACACATCCAGAAGTTAAGAAACTTGTAATTGAACTTCTTGAGAAATATGTAAAAACAACCGATAACACAATTGATGATATGGTTGTTGTGTTAGTTAAAGAAAAACTCTTTACTCCACAAAAATGATAACTTGTTTTATAACAAATTGGGGAGTAACTATTATTTTAGGTTTATTGTTGACTGCATCTGAGTGGTTAGCAAAAACAAAAAAATTTGAAGAAAATGGATTACTAGATTTAACTACTAACTTTTTAAAAATAATTTTACGCAAAGAAGACAAAAAATAAAGGTCTTCTTTTTTTATAAATATCAGTATAAGAAAAACTTACGGAAAAAAAGACATGGCACTTTGGGGTAAGGCAGACGGTGTATTTTCACCAGGAACAGTTACTGTCAACTATACAAATAAAACAATTACTGGTGCTGGAACATCATTTAGAGCAGTAGGTGTCACTACTGGTGCAGTAATTACCATCGGTGCTGGAGGAACTTTTGGAAATGCGGTAATTTCTGGAATTACTTCGGAGACTCAAATTTCAATTGCAACAACTCAGTATCTGAGTGGTGCTGCTATTGCTGGAATTGCATATTCAATATCTCAAAAACCAGTTTATACTTTAGAAGATACAAACTTTGCTACTATAACTGGAACTGGCAATTCTGCATCAACTAATAGAGTATATGGTGTTGATGAGTTTGAGCAAACTGCTGCTACCGAAAGTGGTTCAAAATATGCTGCGGCACACGCAGGTTGGGTGGGAGTTCATACATATATTGATTGTGAGAATCAACTGAGAGTTAAGACCGAAGTGTTGGTTGCAATGTCTGGAATTAGCACATCTGCACTCGCAACATATTCAGCAACTGGTGATGCTGCTGATGATGCAGTATATGCAGACAATTACATTACGATTAGTGCTCAACCATCAAATAGAGTTGGAATTGCTACAACCGTTGCAACCACATTCGCAGTTACTGCAGCAGCAAATGATTCTGAAGCACTTTCTTATCAGTGGCAGTTCTCAACTGCTGTTGGAGCAGCATTTACCAATGTTACTACTGGATTGCTTGGTGGTCTTATTTACACCAACCCAACTACAGCAACTCTTGGTATTGCGGCAACAACTACAACTGCCAACAGACCTAATGGTTACTACTATAGAGTTAACATTACTACTGCTGCTGGTGCTGCGAAGACTTCCGATACAGCAAGACTTACTTATGCGTAATTGATATATGAGATTTGATGAGTTGAATGAAGATAATTATTTAATGTTTGCAATTAAACATTATGATAATCCACAATCAATGACCCAAGATGATTTTTATGAAGATCTGAAAAGATTTAATTGGATTAATAGATTATTGAAAAAATATAAATCATCTGGGTCATTAAATATTCATTTGTTAATTAATCATTTTATAATTCTTTATAATGTATTTGGAGATGCTACAACTCCTTTATTGTTTTATAAAGTGGATAGTCAATTTTGGAGTATCATTAAAACTTTTATTGTTTATTTGGGAAGACTTCCAGAATACCCAAAGACTGATATCCATAGCATACCAGTAGATATAGATTTTTTAAAACAATTAAATGTGATCTAATGGATAAAGTAGATAGATTAATTAAAATAATTCGTAACATTAAAGAGGAGATGGGTTCTCCTGTGATTGCTAATTCCACAAACAACCCAAACGGTCCGATTAATATTGCAGGATTGCCACCAGATCAACCACCAGTTGATTTGAGAAAAGGAAGAAGAAGAAATTGGAACCCATTTTTTAAAGATCTTGCAAAAATTCAGAGAAGAAAACCTCAAA